CCTTTAAAATTGCTAGTAGATGCTTTCTGTCTCCTAGCTTCTGATATAGAGCTATAAGAAGCATCAGAGGTATAAAAAGGCTCTCCTAAAAGTTCTGGAGAAGTTTCTTGTTCATCTGTCTGTGAAGGGTGAGTAAACTTGTTCCAATATTCAGAACGCTTAGTGTATTTTCTTTTAGCCATAAATATAATTTATCTTACACGATAAAGTTAACTTTCAACTTTTAAAAGTTAAGAAATAAACATTGGAGTGAATGTCGCTTGTACATTTGAGATGTCATCTGACTCCATATCGTAAAATACATTCATCATCCAATTACCTAAGACCAAAGCTGAATACGAGTCTTTTCTCGCTTTATCAGCTCCACTTTGCTTTCTTAGGTTCGGAGGTAAATCAAAACTTTGAGTCCCTTGCACAGAAGTCGTTATTTGTATCAAAGCACATTGAACTTTGATTAAATCCATCATATCTTTTTGATGCTCTACAAAGTCGATCATTCTAGCTCCCTTGCCACCTTTTTCATTTGGGTCATTTCTAATGAATTTTAATTCACCTATTGGAACCCTAGATTTCCTTTGATTATTATAATCATCATTCATGGCGGCTCCCGCGAAAAATATTCTTTTATGATCAAAAGCTGATTGTAAGGATTCGTTAGCTAACCTAATCCACGCTGAAGTAGGTTTTCTAAGAAACACAAATTTCTTTTCTGACTTATTATATTGATTTTTAAGTCTTCTTAAGTTTTTATCGTAATCTTTCGATTTGTCTAAATCAGCTTCTATAACTCCAAGGTTTAAATTCTTCCTCTTGAATATTTCACTCTCATTGCAAGAGTTAACAAACTGCACACCTCCGTTATAGTCTCCTACCACAGCAGATACGTTAAAGTGAGTGAGAACATACGCCATATATTTTATATGGGTTTTTAAATTGGCTCCAGACAAGGCATAACTATGCACTATAGTTCCTTTTCTGTTTTCACGATTTAATTTTATTAATAACATCGCGAAGTCGTCAGAGCTTTCGCTTTCTGACCAAGAGGGGTCAAAAGCAAGTATATACTCATCTTTAGGATTACCTACAACCTCTACACACTGACCTTCACCGTCAGGTAGTGTGCAAGCAGCCATTTTGCTGACCTTAAAGTAACCAGAGCTATCGTCTGTAAATATAGCACCAAACTCTCTATCAAACTGTGAGTCACTCATCGTAGACTTAGATTGATTTATCAAATTTTGATCGTAGAGCTGTTCTGGGGCGCAATCATAACTAAAATGCATAATTGTTCTATGCGCTCCATCTTGCTTATTCTCATTCAATATCAGAGCTTCATATTGTTGATATATTTTGTAAAGATACTCAAATTTGTATGATGCAGAGGACAAACCAATAATTTTGTTATTTGGCCATATCTTTCTGTCTTCTTCTTTCATTTTACCCTGCTCAATCATCTGGGTCTCTAAATCATAAACTTCTTGGCGCTCTGTAGGGTTTTCCACAACAGACAAGAAAGGGATAATCACCTCATTGTAAATTTTTTCAGGCATTAATAATAATTCATCAATAATCATTCTTTGGAATCGGAAACCTCTTAACTTTTCTCCATCTCCCAAAGGTAATGCTCTTATGCTGCTCCTACCGATTTCCATAACCCACTCATCATTCATTTTGGAAACCCTAGTAATACATTGAGAGAAAAACGTAGCTTTAGGGCTTTTAGCTATATCTTCTATCTTTTTAAAAATCATTTTTGATTGCCTGAAAGACTTAGACAAAATACCTATCTGAACACCCTGATTTAGAATAGCGTCTAATAGCGCGAAAACGCCCGTAGAGAAGCTTTTGGACATTCCCCGACTCCATATCCCCAAAAAGTAGTCGGACTCCATCATGGCCTTAATAGCCATGTGCTGGAAGGGGAATAGCTTTACCCCCGTAAACAATTCACAAGCAAAGGAAGGGTTTTCTCTTAAAAACTTATAAAGCAAAACTTTTGCTTCAGTTTCTTCTATAAACCCCTCTTTTTCTAGAATATGTTTGTTTATATCCTTGTACTTTCGATTTAGTTTTTGTTGTCCTGTTTCCCAAGCCATCTTTTTTTAATTGTTTATCCCAGAAATATTGCAGGTCTACCTCCCAGAGTTCCGTGCCTAAAACAAGAATTTTAGGAATCAGCTCTTCGCTTTTCTCTCTTGATCCACTGAATATAAATTGACAGCAATCTGTGTAGTTAGCTTGTATCTCACGCATCCTATGATAAACATAATCTAATTTAAATTTTTTGAACACGCGGTTATTTATAGCCCACATATTATCAAATGCCGTTTCTGTTACTATATACAAGTAGCAACCCATAGACCTGCATCTTTCTAACTCTTTTATAAATCGATTATATCCGTTTGTGATCGTAGAACAAAAGTCCTGGTAAGATTTCCTATCCACGAATGTATAGTCATATAAATCACCTGCTACCGCATAATCTCCCACATCTAACTTAAGCAATTCAGAATTGGTGAAATGCAGTGGTTTTTGTTCTCTTGTGTCTATAAGGATGCGGGTATCTGAATAATCTTTACTGAAGTCTTTTGGCAACGAACGTGAGAGCATAGGTTTCATGTCTAGCTGCTTACAAGTATCTTTATAGCTGCCAAAGATCTTCTTACATAAATCTATGTCAGGTAAATTGCTTGTTTGTAGATATGTGGAGGGTGGCCCTGAACATATGCCCTTGGCACTTAATTTTTTTTGTAAAACTGATATGATAAAATCTTTGACCTCTTCTTTTGGCGCTTGGTCGCACCATTTGGTCATATTTCTTTTATTTATGAACTCTGTAGAAAAATACTGTTTGTAATTTTTAAAAGGTATTAGATCGCCAGTTAATTTATCTTTTCTCTGATAGTTTTCTACATAGTAATCTCCAAGCAGTTTACTGTGCTTTCTCAAGTGAGAATGCAGTCCCTTCAAGGAATCAAATGAATCCCCACACTCTTTGCATTTAAATGACATCTTGCTGGCTAATTCCTAATACTCTTGCTTTCCACTCTGCCATACCCTCTAATCTTTCAGCTTCCTGCTTTACAGCTTGCTTTTGCATTTCTGCAATTCTTATCATTGTCTCTCTTTCTTCCTCTTCTTGGAAAAGCTGCACTATAGATAGAAATGAAGCGTTCTCTTTGTTTAATTTCTTCATCCTCTCGCTTCTGTCGCCTTGAAGCTTTTTGGTCAGGTTTTCAATACGAGTTTCGCATTGATGATACTCTGAACTCTTAGCTTTGATAATTTCTGCAAGTCTAATAGACATTTCTTGTTGTTCATCTGCCTCATCGAACATACTGTTGAGCTTATTCAAGTGGGCGCTGATAACTTCAAGATTTATTACCTCTTTGCATACATTTAAGTATAGATTAATTTCATCTGCTGTTAAATCTGGCTTATCCCAAGTTAGTCGCACAAACTCATGCTCAAACAACACTCTGTCCTCCTGATTTAAATAATTATTAATTATTTTTAAAAATCTTGAGTTAGACAGGTTGACTCCAAGTTTTTCTACGCAAATTTGCTTTTGCCTGTTAAGTTTCGATTCATCTAAGCCTAAACCTGTAGCATCATTGATTTTTTTGATGATTCGTGACGGAGACCTCGGTGCAATGTATGAATTAAGAGCGCCTGAATCTTGAGACGGTAAAATGTCAGGATTGACTTCTCTAATTTGAGAAAGAACCGCTCTTTGTTCATTACTCAACGGTCTAACAGATCTAGATGGAAAAACTATCTTAGCTATCTCTAAAGAGGACAATCCCTCTTCTGCTTGTTGAATTATAAATTCTTTTTGTTCTTTTGTAAATTCTATAGTTTCCGTAGGTATTCTACCTGTTGTTCTAAAATTTATAGAATTCTCTACCAAAAACTTTCTGACAGCTCTACCCTCCTTAGATCTTCCGTCTAAAGAGTCATCTTCAAAACATTGTTTTGTTAAATCGATTAAGTTAGGGATTTTTGATGCATTTTCCCTCAAAAAATCTTGCTGTTCTTTAGTCAGATCCATCTCCTATAATATCTTGGTCCCTTAGTATTTCCATAGCCACTTGCAGGAACTTCTTCTTTAAGTTTTTAACCTGTCTATATCCAAGCTTTCTCTTTTGAGCAGATATTTTATAGCCCATAAATTTAGCAACGTCTTCTTCACTACTCTTATCAAAGTATAACATCCTATACGCAGTATAATGAATATTACTCAAACGCAGTCTCATTTCTCCGTTAAGCTTTTCTAAAGAAGATCCGAAATCAAAATCAAGATACTCTCTAGCAGAAACCTCTTTCACAAAATCCTCTGTTGATAAAGGTATTTTAAGTTCTAATGCTACTTTTTTAGATTTTTCCCATTTTTGACAAATCTTACAAGTAGAAGGGTTGTGATCTATAGAATTTTGATCTGGGCATGGATTAACATAGTTGCCATAGTGATTCCTTATAAGATTTCTAATTTGATTAGAAATTATTCTCCCGATCCAAGGCTCAAGTGGCCTACGCTGATCCCACATATGCCACTTCTTAGAAATATGAAGTTTGATGATCTGTTGAACATCATCAAAATCAAACCACTTGACAGCATTTAACCTCCATTTATATTGCTGTCTTTTTATAGCGGCATCAATTACTTCAGAAAAGTCCTCGTATGTGTAATCACCGTTCTTTTTTCTTTTCATCAATAAATTCATTAATAGATGTAGCCTTTTTTTCCCGAGCATCGCTGGGTTCGGCTGGCTCTCCTATTAACGAACCAAAAGTCATAGGGGCTTTATCTGAAGCTTGTATCTCTACTTGTATACTAGAGATTTCAGGCACAAATTCAGCGTCTGTTTCATCTTTAGAAATAACTACAGATTTTTCTAAAACAGGCATCCCCGCTGAAGTGTTAGTTGAAGCGGTAGAGGAAAGGGAATCTAGTGATTGACCACACTTAGAGCAAAAGTTAGGTTTTGCGTGAGCGTAAGAAATTTTTGTTCCACAACTTTGACAAAATAGATGAGCCATATATATTTATACAATTAAAATATTTTTTTTTCTAAAAAAAACAAGGCTTGTGTCCTTTTTGTGTTTAGAAGCAGTTCGCCGCTTGCGCGTGACACTTTTTCTTGCTTATATATATAATATTACACTTTCTTACGTTTTTCTAACTTAGAGATAATAAACTTTAAAATTTTACTACGAACAATGTCATTTCTGGAGAATGAAAACGAGTGTATCCCGTTTTCCATAGATTTATCATCAGAAAAAATATCAAACATATCTTTGAACCCAGTTTTACCATTTATATCGCTTTGCATAAAGTCTCCGCAAATAATAATCTTAGTGTCCTCTCCGATTCGTGTTATCAAAGTTGTTAACTCTTTAAAGGTAAAGTTTTGTGCCTCATCTGCCACAATTAACTTATTGTTCCAGTTGGCACCTCTTAAAAAATTTATAGGTATAGCTGTCACCCTTTCTTTCTGCTTCAAGAAAGCTGTATCTCCTTCATAAATGATTTCTTCTAATTTATCGTATAATGGAAGAGTAAAAGGGTTAAACTTTTCAGACATGTCTCCTGGTAGACTACCTAAACCCTTATCAGCGCTCTCGACGATACTTCTGATGTATAATAGGTCTTTTTCTTTATCTTCTGCCATCAAACGCAGACATCCATAAAGAGACATGTATGTTTTACTAGATCCAGCTGGTCCAGAGACGAACATTATTTTTACCTCCTCATCCAGTAAGGTGGAGAGAAATTTGCGCTGATTTGGGGTAAATTTAAATTTCCTCTCTTTGAATTTTATTGAGTGGAAAGTGTGGGGTTCCAAACGGAAGTTTGACAATTTTTTAAGTGCCATATGTAATAATAATTACACTTAAATCATAATTTTATTTGTTTTATTGTAGCGCTTGTTGTTAAAGTTTCAGACCCCTGAACAGTATAAGACTCTGCTAATAATCTAGAGCCAGCTTCAAACCTAATTACATTTAAAATTTGCGACATATTGGCTGTACCACCTATACCACATACGTTAACATTTAATGCGTTGTCTAAAAATTCTCCACTAAAGTTTATTAAAGAGTTTAAACCAGTTGAAGAAATTTGTATTTCCTCTTCTACTCCATCAAGAAGCATTTCAGAAGCATTAACAGCACCAATGCCGTAAACTGGGGTTCTTGAATATTTTCTCTTAAATACAATTTGACTTTGAGTGTCATTTAAAACATCTGTAGCGCCAACGCCAACACTGCAAGTGTGACCATACGCTACAGCATCACTATTTAAAGGAACAACCGAGCCTCCATAGGGATTAGTGTCTCCAGTAATTGTCCCTCCAACAGCAGGATCTAAAGAAACAAAATTTGCATTTATAGTCACAGGGGCAAAAGGGCTAATATTTACAGAAACATCTGTTGCATAGCACTTTTTATATATACCACTACCAAGTTTTATTGTAACAAAGTTGTCTTGATTGGCATCTTGTAAAAAATCAAACCCAGAAAGCATCCCAGTATGAAATATTGAATCAATACTTATATTTGCGGTTAGTGCATTGCTAAAGTTGAACTGATCACTGGAGTCTATTGTTTTCCCCAACTTACGGTTGGGGTTATGATTTGTATTGTAATTTACACTAGCTTGGGTTGCTGGGACATACCTCTGAACTTCAGGAGGTATGGAACCACCAGCACCACCAATATAAATAGGAAACTCACTATATGGTAGACTCATTTGTTTAATTTACACCATTTTACTCGTTACCAACTACCATAAGAGCAAAATTCGCCGTAGCATAAGATACCCAGATCACGCCCCAACCAATATCCTTCTTCATAAAATACGCCGCAGCTACCACCGTATACATTATTCCCGCCAACAAAGGAACATACTTTGTTATAACATCAAGAGTCAC